AAACCACCTTGATGATCCCTCTGCAAATCATCCCTCTCAAATGAGCCAAAATCCTTCCTCCTCTCCATGAATGCACTTTCCCATTTCCTCCACAAACTGGCTTTCATATTCACACATCCAACAGTCATTCACCGGCAATGCCCCATATTTCAACATGCAGAATATCTTGTACTGCTTCAATCCGCTTTCCTCCACCATGCTTTCCATTTCCGCTTTCCGCTGCTCCGCTTCTTCCAGATCCAGCATGATGTAATTTTTTCCGATCAGGTCGATAAATTCTTCTCTGGTATGTGTTTTCTCGTATTCTCTCTGACAAATGCACTTCAGCGCCCGATCCAAACCATTCTCCGGATTCGCATGCAGACCGCCCAGCCCTGCCAGATGCTTCTCTGGTACCAGATAGCACCAGAAACCATTTTTGTCTGAAATCTCTCGTTTCCCACTTCCATGATAGATGTGATGCTTCTGCAAACCATTTTCTCTCCCGGTTACAAAACAACGCTTATCCTTCCCCGTCAGGATGCTCCATGTGTGGCTCCCCTTCTTTTCCGTTGCCATAGTCTTCACCTCCGATTCTCACTGCTCTTACATATCTTGTCTTTCCGGTGATCTCCGAAAAATACGAAATATCTTCGATGACTTTATAGTTTTTGGGTACTTTTGTCCGCTTTGTTTCCTTTTCCTTGGAAATCAGCGTGACCTTTACTTTCGGCTTCACCAAATTCCGGCTGCCGCTCCACCTTTTTCCATATTCTTTGTAATTTTCTTTTGTGATGTAAAAGGCAAGCCCCGTATAATCTCCGCCCGGCTCCAGGATGGAAACCATCACACGACCCAGCCCCCATACCTCTTTCAGTTCCTTCATGGTCAAGTCCATTTTGTTGATGAGCAGATGCACGTGCTCTCTCTTATTTTTCCGCTCCACCACATATAAATATTTCAGCTCACTGTATCCCTTCCGCTTCCGCAGCCGTTTCAATCTGCTGATAAAATTTCTGAATAACCGCAGGGCATTTTCCACATCTACCCTCTCCCGGAACGTCAACGTCAAAAATAAATCCCCTTGCCGGAAATTTGCGTTCACCATTCTTGCACATTTCCTTCTTGCTTCCAGGCAGTTGTATTCTTCCATTTTTTCCGTTGACAGATTTTCTTTCGCTGCTCTCTCACAGCTCATTCCTCTTTCTCTTGGGGAAAAATATATCTTTTCTTCGTATACATCCCCCGCCCAAATCCTTTTTAAGTATCTCGGCATCCTTTCACCTCATATTTATGTATCTCTCTATTCCTATCTGTTTATAGGGGTATGCCCCTAATGTTAATCACATTATCAAGGGTCAAAAGGGACCCCCGTCCCTTGCAAAATCAACCTTTTTTGGTATCATAAAACTGTATCTCGTATTCAATTATCTGTGGGAAGGACGCTCTCTCTTTTTGAGAACGCCCTTCTTTTTTTATGCAAGGATTTCTTCCAGCTGCTCCATCTGCTTTTCTGTCAAATCCCCGAATTCTTCCCCATTCTCGCCTACCAGAAGAAAATCCCCGTTGATGGTATAAAAATGCGTGTTCGGTTCCAGCTTCAACAACTTCCCTTCTTCGTTGCAGATCAGCACCACACCCTCCGCAAGTTTCAGCGTTTGGATATATCCGCCCACCGTTTCCTGTAATGCTTTCAGTTCGTTTTTCACTTCCACTCGCCGGATCTCTCCTCTCACCGGTACCAGCAGTCCTTTGATGTATTCCATTCCTACGCCTCCAATTCCATTTGATTTCCAATGATCTCTACTTTTCCGTCCATCTGTTTCATGTCTTCTTCTGTCAAGTCCTTGATCATCATGCCCACCATGCGGAACAGCAGCCCTTTTCCATGGATCAGTTTTTTCTCTCCCTCCCATCCGTCGTACATAGGTCCATCCGGGTTCTTCTGTGCATCGTATGCCAGAAACACTCTCTCACTGATAGGATGCATGGGAACGATGTCCACGCCACCTACTGCCTCAATCTTCGCCGTCATGTCTAGCATCTTCGGGCTCTGTTTCACTACTCTCTGCCCCTTCTCCGTGATAAAGATCATCTGCACTGATTTCATCATCATACACTCCTTCCCATCCTCGTTCCTGTCTGCACTTTCTCCACATGATGTTGACCTTGTCCATAAAATCATCGTTCATGACCACCGGCGAAATGACAGCAACCAGAATCAATCCATCTTTCACAGCAACCATTCTTCTTCCCTTTTCTCCTCGCAGGAAAAAAGCTAAATACTTGCTGTCCATCTTCCGCACCGGTTCCAGCAGGTCTTCGTCCATCCACAACACTCCGTCCGGCGCATAGAATGGCGTCAAAAACATTCCATTATAAAATACAGAAATCCCTGCCGGATCTGCCGTCAGCTCCGTTTCCTCCACTCTGTCCTGCTTTGTCACTCCTTCCGTATCCACCATGTCCTTTTTGCTCCATTTTTCCTTTTGGGTTTCTGTAACCCCCAATAGGTTCAGAAAATCGTCACTGGTCATTTTCGGCAGCCCTTCCAATCGGTAAACCGCATACCCGTTGCTCATCCATTGCCCACCGTCTAAATCTGTCATGATGAAACAGGCTTTATTTCTTTTCGCCACTCTGGCAATTTCTGTAAACTTCATAATGTTCCACCTTTCTTCTCAGCTTCCGGTTTTCTTCCACCAATACCCCAAAGCAAAGCACCGTAAAGAAAACCAATATCATACAAACCACCATGATTTTTTCCAAATCAAACAAGCGTGACCCTCCCTTCCGATTCCTTTCCCAAAATCTCGTTATATCGGAAGCTCACCACATACCCCGCTTCCATCCGCACTGTAAAGATGTGCGGATATAAACCTTCTACTTTGCCTTTGCTGATGTAGTCGTTGTCCTCACCGTTTACCCTCCGGCGAATGTGCTTGATTTTCTTCCCGACCCTTAGTCCCAGCCGCTCCGCTTCTTTTCTCATGTCCACGTTTCTTCTTCCTTTCAAATACGCAATGTGGGCATACATACCCATTTTTGGTATCCTGTCCTTTTGCTATGTTCCATTTCTCGCCGCAGATCTTGCAGCAAACATACCTCAACTCTTTCATGGCAACCTTCAAATGATGTTCTCTGTTTTGATATTTAATTTTTCTTGTAATGTTCTCACTTCTGCCACTGTAAAGGTGGAAGGCTCCCGCAGCCTTCTCCCCAACGTGGTGGCGGAAATATGCAGCATGACGGCTACATCTTCCCGCTTGTAGCCGTACAGCGTCATGTTTTTGATGATTTCCCCTAGCAGTTCTCTGTCCTTAGAGGAAAAATTTGATTTCATAAAATCACCTCTTTTTGATTGACAGGCTTCTTCCTTCTGACTTATCCTTTTCTTGGCGGCTGCCGGAAAGGTAGGACCCATGCGTTATTTTGATGTTCAGATCAAATGCCCTCAATCTCCCGGTATCCTTCGCAGTTCCCTGCTGCGTGGCGTACAGACGCCAAATGGAGATTGGATTTATTCACCTTTTAACGGATGTGAATTTGCAAATGGTACACCCGTTTGTCTGCATTGCCAGAATGTACTTCGTTCATTCTTCATGAAGCAAAATCATGCACTGCCGCATGGCATTGTTTATGATCCGCTGAATCTGTAATTGTTTTTCGATACAGGCAGCCGCCACTTTTACCGCTTCCCGAAACGCTTCCTCGTTTGCTGTCAGGTAAGCCGCCGTTTCCCCTTCTTTACATTCCTGTAAAAATCCCAATAGTTCCAAAGCGTTTTCCAATGACATACTTTCCATTTTTCCTTTCAAGTTTCTTTGGAGTTTTCTCCATTTTCGTCTAGTTTCTTTTATGTGTCTAATTAAGACACAATTTTGTCAAAAAAAATATCCACCACTTCTTCTGACGATAATCCATACTTATTTCTGATTCTTCCGATTTCTCCCTGTGTAAATTCTGCCCCACCTGTTTCATTGATTTTCATTGAAAATGTACTTCTTGCAATCCCCAAATACATTGCCAATGATGTTCCAGTATCTCCATGCAGCTTCATAATTGCTTCTAATTTCAGTTTATTCATTCTATCCCTCCTTTCAAAGTGTCTGTTTTAGACACTTCTAAAATAACACTTTATAATTTTATTGTCAACGAATTTTTTGTATTTTTAAGACACTTTTTTTGATTTTTCTTGCATTTCCCTATTTTTTGTTGTAAAATTTAGACACTAAGGAGGTGCAACATATATGGATATGTCTGAACGTATCAAATCAAGACGTCTTTATTTAGGTCTTACCCAAGAAGAACTTGGTCTTAAACTCGGATTGCAAAAATCAGCAATCGCAAAATATGAAAATGGACGTGTAGAAAACATCAAACGTAGTGTTATTGCAAAAATGGCAGAAGTTTTGGAATGTTCTCCAGCTTATCTCATGGGCTGGTCTGATGAAATCAACCCTGCTCCTGCTCTGGATTTATCCAAATTTGACAATATCTATCCCGTCAAATTAAAAAAATTTCCTTTGCTTGGCGAGATCGCCTGCGGCAAACCCATCTTTGCCAATGAGGACAGAGAAAGCTATATTTTAGCCGGCTCTGACATCCACGCCGACTTCTGCCTGCGTGCCAAAGGTGACAGCATGATAAATGCCCGTATTCTTGATGGTGACATCGTTTTCATCCGCAAGCAGGATATGGTGGACAATGGCGAAATCGCAGCTGTGGCTATCGGTGATGATGTAACACTGAAACGTGTGGTCTATTACCCAGAACAGAACCTGCTGATCCTAAAGGCGGAAAATTCCAAATACCAGGATATGATTTATGCACAGGATCAGCTGGATCAAGTGTATATTCTTGGTAAAGCCATTGCTTTTCAGTCAGATGTGAAATAAATGTTCAAAGGAGAATTGTTATGGGACTTTTCAAAAGTAAAAAACAGAAAATAATGGAGCAAATCCAAAAAGACATACATTCATTTACTTATCAATGCAGATATCATGAATACTTTGATCTTTCACTTGATTTTGTTGTT